GCATCGTCCAGCGTCTTTAGATTGGGCGCTGTCTTGAGATCATTAAACGACATACTCGATCCACCCCGCCGTCCATGTGGCCATACACTATGCGTAGTTGATAAAAAATTAGCAGTCAATCGCGATTTTTGCTTGATAGGCGCGCGCTAGATGCGTAGCGTCCCGGCCTCAATAGTCCGACAATGGTTTTATCATGCGCGATCCACACGACCAAGACATTATTGAATACTGCAAACGTGCGCTCAATGAACGTCCAAGAAACGTTAAGATCGAAGACGTTGCGATCAAGACAAGTTTGAATAGGCATTGGCTTAATTCGTTCGGGCAGGGAAGAATTAAAGAGCCTGGCTTTTCTAAAATATGCACTTTGTATCTATGGGCAACCAGCGAGAGTCTAATCAACACAACTCGCATTTAGAGTTACCCTATGTCATACAACAATATACCGCATGAAATGCGGTTATTTAAACAGTGGATCGTATGGAAATATGAAGATACCGGCAGATTAAAACCTGATAAAATTCCCTATATCGTTAATGGAGGCGGTAAGAAAGCCTCAGTCAGCAACCCTAAAACGTGGGTAGCGTTTGATGATGCCGTTGCGTTTCTAGAGACTAATTATAATGTTTATAATGGATTAGGATTTGTTCTTACCTATAACGATCCTTATGTTTTTATTGATCTAGATGACGCAAGCTCTAACAAACAATTTCAAGCAACTCAAATACAAATAGATAAGGCATGCAAGACCTACTCGGAGCTATCTCCTAGCGGCAAGGGTCTGCATATCATTGGTATTGGCGGCGTGCCGTCAGGACGTAAGAAGAGCTACGTCGAAATTTATTCATCAGGCCGGTTCATGACTATGACTGGCAATGTTTATAGATCAATGCCTATCAGAGATATTTCAGAACAATGCGAATGGATTTGGTCACAAATGGGTGCCCAAACCAATGCAGGGCAAAACGTTAACGCGCCGGAAACTAAACCAGATACCGAGATCATCGCAGCGGCCGCTGATTCCAAGGTCGAGACTAACGCTCAAAAGTTTCTCGATCTATATAACGGCAAATGGCAAAATTATTACAACTCACAATCTGAGGCTGATCTATCTCTAATTGATATCATTTCATTTTATACGCAAAACAGAATACAAATTATGCGTATATTCAGAAATTCAGCTTTAGGTAAACGAGATAAAGCTAATAGAAATAAATACGTTGCTGATATGATTACCAAATCATTCGACAACCAAGTTATGCCGGTTGACGTTCAAGGATTAGCCGAAGCTTGCAACACCGCAGTTCTCAAGGCTAGGCACAACAATAAAGTAGAGCCCGAGCAAACAACCGTTCACGGCATTGATATATCATCATTGCCGGCGCCTACTATGCCTAAACAAGAGCCTAAGCAGGAAGGCCGGCATTCATTTAGAACATTACAAAGTTTAACTGATCCTAAAAGTCCAACATATGTTATGGGCGGAACACATCCGGCCTATCTAGAACAAGTGTGTCCTGGATTAGTCGGACGTATAGCGAATTTCATTTACAATCAAGCTGTTTTGCCTGTTCCCGAAGCGGCCATTGCAGCGTCATTCGCATTTATGACAGCATTCACACAACGAGCTTACACAGTAAGCGGAACAGGATTAAATCAATATATATTGCTCTTAATGCCCACTGGAATGGGCAAAGAGGCGATGGCTAGCGGTATAGATAAATTGATCTATGCGTGTAAACAACATACGCCTATGATAACCGATTATTTCGGCCCATCAACAATTGCTAGCGGTCAAGCGCTACAGCGCAAACTTGTTGAGCAGCCGTCTTTTCTATCAATTCTAGGCGAAGTTGATAAAACCATAATTCAGTTGAGTTTAAAAGAAGGTAACTCGCATAAGATCGAACTCAGAAAGCTTATGTTGGACCTTTACAATAAATCCGGCCCTATGCGCACATTGCGAGACATGATCAGAGCCGATAAGAAAAATGATATTGAAGACTGCCAATCACCTACGTTTAGCATTCTAGGCGAAGGTGTGCCCTCTCGTCTGTACGAAGCATTAAACGAAGGTATGATTGAAGAGGGATTGTTACCTCGGTTTACAATGTTCGAATATAAAGGTAAACGACAAAACAGAAACGAGAATGCACATCTAATCCATCCTGATCCTAGCCTAGTAGCTGATATCTGCCATATCGTTGAGTATTGTCATAAAGCAAATCTTGACAATAAGCATATACACATAAATTTCACAGATGACGCTAGAACGTTGTTGAGAGACGTTGAAAGGTATGTGCAACAGCAAATCAATGACGACTACGCGCATACAACAGTTAAAGACCTATGGAACAGAGCGCATCTTAAAATGTGCAAACTGGCGTCCATTATCGCGATAGGTTTGAATCCGTATGTTCCCACAATTGACCTGATAGCAGCCGACTACGCCCGGCAAATCGTTCTCAACGATACGATCAACCTGATCAAGAAATTCGAGCGAGGCGAGATCGGAACGCCGGCCAATGAGATAGCTCAGATCAACATTGCAGTGGAGGCAATCAAATATTTTCTAACGACTGACTACAACACCATATCAATGTCGTATGGTGTTAAGTCAAAAATGATCGGCGATAAAGTCATGCCTAAATCGTTTTTAACTAGGAAGCTTACTAGTCATAAAGCTTTCAAGAATGATCGTATGGGACCAAATATTGCTATCAAGCGAGTTATCGGCGCTCTAGTTGATATGCATATTGTCATACCTATCAACCGTGTGCAGTGTTCAAAAGATTACGGATTAGCAACGGAAAGTTACGCCATTGCTAATCCCACCGAAGTTCTAAACGGACAGATAAGACTAGGCTAAGCCTTATCATGCTGTACTAACTCACCGTCTTTATATAACAATATTTCTTTATAAATAATTCCAAGTTGAAATTTAAAACCTTTATAAGCGAACTTAGCCTTGGTTCTACTTGTAAAATTGAACGTCTTCCTTTGATTTTTATAATCAACAGTCACAGTGCGATGACGGTACATGTCTCGTGTCCCATTCGATATATGCGGTAGGACGTGGGTGTCCTGGCGAGAAGGGCGTCCTAGCGAGCCCTAGAGCCTCCCATCGCAAGCGGTGCGCTGTCGGCGGTCGAGCCCTAATGACGAATGACAATGCCGGCGTAAAGCCGGCATTTTATTATTGAGCGTAACGTTCTCGCAATGAGCGTCGGTTACGTCTGTGTCTTTTCTGTTTCAGCGGATTTCTGCTTTCTAAGCTCAACCGCCTTCTTATTACCAATGAGCGCTTGAAGCATTCCGTTAGGGAATCGCGCAACGCCGTTGCATTCCAAACAATACAAAGTGATACCATCGTCATACATCGGCCAATTAGGATGCATCAAAGAATGGTGTTCCGGGCAACGTCTGAGCGTTAACCAAAACAGAACCTTCCATCCCGACCACGTCTTAGGCCATAGAATGTCATTTCTATGCAACCAAAGAACATAAACTCTAAACGCAAGATACCATAACATTAAGGTTAAGAGTATGCAACCTAACCAAACGAGACCATGGGCGAAAAAAAATTCATTCATCACTTAATTTCCTTTTCCATCCTCTCTAATCTCTGCCATTTGTTATCGTTCTGTGACGTGATGCGCCGGCTTCATTCAAGGCTAGCGCATCACGTCACAGATACTTATTACTCCCATCCTGTCCAATCAATAGCATCAACAGACACGCCGGCTTTGTTAAGATCACTCTTAAACTTACCGCCTAGCTTACTCAATGACGTGGTAAGTGAGCTTAATGTTTGAGAGGTAAGAAGCAAATCATTCATATTGTTATCTAGCTCACGAAACATTGTCAGCAACTCGTCAAAACGCAATTTGGTGCCTCGTTCTGATGCCGGCTCTTGCGCAGTCGCTTGGGGTTTCGTGGGTTTTGCTTTCGTCGGCGGAACATATGCCGAATGCTTGTCATCGCGGCTAGGATCGTACTCGTCAAGCGTCTCACCTAATCCGTTATAGAGTGCTAGATTATCGGTAATATTGTTATCACGAAATATCCCGATAACCTCTGCAAAGCGCTGCTGCGCTTCTTCTTCGCTATCCCGCGTCTCTTCATTACCCGAGCTAGAGCGAATATAGAATTTCATCGCAGCTAATTCAGACTGTCTCTTAAACGCCATTTTTATTTCCTCTCTTTTGTGCAGATGTGACTGCCTCCAAATCTTTATCGCAAGCAGTCACATCTGTACAACGCCAAGAATAAGGCGGGTGATACTCTCCATTTTCGTCTAGCGCCCCAACGTACACCCGCCGTCTACTGCCGTCGTCATTAAAGCAGCGACCGCAAAAAGGCGCCACATAACCCATAATCATTACAAGCGTTCCTTATTGTAATAAACATTAGAGTGCCAATGATCTAATCGATCATAAACAGCTATCAATTCATCGCAATCATTGGTAGAACCGAAATAACAACGATCCCCTTCATCCACTAGTCCATTTTTAACACGGACTAGTGTGTTACAAATATCGACGAGCAAAGCGCCGCGTTCTGCTGCCTTACTATCTCTTTCATTGAACAGCGTCTGAATGGTGTCAAGGGATTGTAATATTTCTTTACGTTTATTTTCTGGTAGCTTTTTATTAGAACGAACGTCATCAAACAGTGTTCTAAACAACTTATTGAATCGGCTTGACGCAGTGACAGGCATCGCATCTATTCCTTACTAATCTTTAGATCGAATTCTTTCTGGTCACCATCGGGCAATTTATTAGAGCAAATTTCTTCAAGCAGTTGGTTAGCTGCGACTATGCGCCATTCTAACTCAAATTCTATGGCGGAAGAGGAACGACATTGACAAACGCCAGAGCAACCGCATCCATCGCCAATATTTCTAGCTATCTCGCGCAACGTATGAAGTAAGCGTTGCTCTAATGCGGTTCTTTGAGACAAGGAAACTAGTTCCTGCAATTGGAGGAAGTTTAGGGGGGCTTGACCCTAGCCCGTCTCAGAAGTTGATGACGTGTTGAGCTACCGCCTTGCCCACATTATCCGGTCATTCAAATGTGGGCAAGGCGTCAAAGTGCGGAATAGATGACTATTACGTCGGCCAAGGGAAAAGATCAGGGAGCGGAGAGGGCTCGCACAGATGTCGGTCTTCATCGCCACTGGTGCCGTCCGGCGTCCAGTAGCCTAACATTCCGACTATCATGTTCTGGCACAACGCGTCAGGGTCGAAGTCCATGTCCATCCCGCTCATTGTTGCCGATCTGACGGCGTATTTAGCCGCCTCGCGTATTTTTTCGGCTACCTCGTTATGTTTGGGATGATTTGTGCCCATACGGAACGGCATAGGTGGATTTTCGGATTTCGAATACATCCAATGATCCTCACTCAGAGGATAGGAGCCCGACATAACACCTGAGCCATCCGGCAATCTATAATATTCTTCGATTGCCTTTCCCATCAATTCAATGAGACTTTTAGTATCATCGTCTTTTGACATAACCGCTTCCTATTCGTTAGAGTTAACTGGACCTTGTCACTAAGTTAGTCAGTCGTCAAGTCAATCAGTCAGTCAATCAAGCATTCATTCACTCAGTCAGTTGGTTGGTTAATTGGTTTCCGTTCTCGGATGATATTATCATCCTCAAAACAAAGAATATGAATAGGTATTTCATGCTCGATTGCAAACGCTTCGAGTTCCTGAAAGATCAACAATGCTTCCGAGATAGTCGGAGCGGTGAGTACACCTTTATGTGTGAGGATACTAACCTCAATACGGTAACGATCCGTGGCTTCAGTTCGATCTTCGGCCATATCTTCAATTTCCTGTCTCGTTAGCATTGTCACGCGTTCTCTTTAACGATAAGTTGAGTATTGATACTATTCTTACAACTCTCCGCCCATTTGAGTTTGATCACAAATGTATTTGTAGAGTTGATCCACTTTCATTTGGCCCAGACGTTCGCTGAACGTATTTGTTGTTGCGTCTTTCATTAACACATGTGCTTTCATCGCACAAAGCAGTTCATTGAATGTGAATTTACTTGGAAGTTGCTTGTATTTAGCACACGCAATGTCTAACTGAGCGGCGACAACCCACTTGGCAATGTCAAGCGACATTTCTGTTGTTTTTTGATTAAACAGCACTTCATCTGAAAGTTTGTGATTTATTCCTTCTGCTGAGTGTTCTCTTTCTTCATTGCAGAGCGTTTCTTTTCCAGCCATTCTGAATCCCTTTCTACGCCTATCCGTAAACACATGTCGAAGATGCCTAGCAGCAAGATGGCGCCGAAAACCACAAGGATCATCAACGCCATCGTCTCATACATTGAGCCGGTCTTGAATGCGAGCAACATGCGGCTAGCCTCAGTCATTGTCATGGTCCAATACTCATATAAGACGGAAATCTTTACGGATCGCTAAAATCGATGTCGTCTGGCGGCACGTTGTTATCACACGCCGAGCACCAAACCATCTTATGAGGTTCATAAGTATCGATATCAAATTTAGCAAGAATTTCTCGAATTCCACCACATTTAGGGCATATGAGCAATGATGTATTTAACGAGTTGAAAACTACGTCGACAGCCATCATGACTTCCTTAGTCACAACAGAGCCCTTGAAAGAGAGCAATAGGTTGCGAGCTTCAATCAGTGTCATGGTCCGACCTTATATCTGAGGATTAGTCTCGTTAACCAGTCTCGCCGGCCTGACTATCGATTTCGCCGGCGAGACCTATTGTTTTGTCAGAGTCTGTCAGTCGCTACCAGGCTTTGCCTGGCCTTCTATTTGACAGACGGCCAGCTAGTCGGCCAAGCCGCGCCATTGGGCCATGCCTGCAATTTGGCGCGAAGGTCTCGAATATTCTGAGAGATGCGGGCGATGTCGTTCGCGGCGTTAGTGGCAGCCGGTGACTCGTTATAACCACTGAGAACAAGCATTTTGGCGATGGCGGTGAGCAATCGGCCATTCGACAGCATCAACTCGTCCCGCTCTTTCTCCAACTCACCAACCGTCACCGTCCGAGAACGCAGCGGGTTCTTCTTGTACGCCCCATCGGGTTCAGCGTCACCTTTCAATTCAGGCTCAGATTCAACCTTATCCTCAGCCTCAACATCAGTCTCCGAGTCCGTAAGCTCAACATCAGTCTCCGAGTCCGTAAGCTCAGCGATCTTAGCGTCAATATATTTGAGGCTGAACAAAAATTTCTCTTTCTCAAAGAGCAACTTAGACTTTATCTCTCCATTCTTATCTTCTTTCAACAACCTGAGCTTTCTTTTATTCTCAATTTTAATATCGTCGTTAATTCGACGGTATAACTTAAACAAAGCATACGTGTTCATGTAAGGATCATTCAACATTTTAGAAATTGCCGGCACATGGTCATAACTAGCTGTAAGGTCCTTTCTAATCCAATGACGCGATATGATAACACGCGTAATGCCGGTTACAGGGTTGAGGATAATAACCTTGAACTGCATCGCCCAAATGTCATGAGTCGCCTGTGACTCGATAAGTTTATTCCAATGCTGAGCCGCGTCTTGGTTATTCACGAAACGGTCGTCACTGGAGAACGTCGCATATTTGACAATACGATAAATTTTAAAGTCATCTTCATCAGCAGCCAACAAGTCCGCTGTCTTAGCAACACCCTCACTGCCAGTCTCGACATTCTCACTGGCCATATCAGCACTCTCGTCGCCGGTCTTGCCAGTCTTGCCAGTCTTGGCCGCATTACGACTATCGACTAGAAGACCTTTCTGGTCGGGAGTCAAATAGACAAATCCAACATCAACAGGTCCATCCGTTTCATAATACATTTCTATTCCTTTCTCTTTAAGCTGCGTTTTCAAGAATTGCATCAACAAACTCTTACCAGTACCTGTCGAACCGCTCATTCTAATCTCAACATTTCTATTACTCATTGGATAATCTTTCAGTTGATGCCCACAATTAGGCGGGTTTTGAGGATGTAGTGAGAATGATGTGCAGTGTGGTGCGATCGAGAGTGTTTAAGAGTGTTTAAGAGTGATCGATTTCTCAGTTTTTCCTTTTTCTCTGTTGGTTGATTTGATCAGATATGCAAGTTTATATCTATCGAGTTTTTATGTCAAGTGGGCTCTCTTTTCTATTTTTGATTCTGGTATAATCAGGAAATGCCTCGTTTTTCATTAATCGTTAACCTTAACATCGGGTGTGTGCCTGATTTCCTAGACGCCTTCCATTAAGGTTAATGACACATTAACTCACGTTAAGGTTAACAAAAGATTAACACGTCTATCCTTCATTAAGGTTAACGAGCAATCAGGTCAACCCTGTCAAGAACTAATTCACATTAAGGTTAATGAGTGATCATTGAGCCTCTTGACACACATATGCGCGATATAATTAACAACACACAAATATATTCAAAACATATTTAATTATAATTAATATGTGTATCATTACGATACATCTATCTGTATATGCATGGCTTCTATTCGCATAAGATATATTATGGAACCCCATTATGAAACACTGCACTGAACGCATGTGTTATATTGATACAGTAATTTATATTTAGAATTAATATTAACTATTAATATACTAACCATGTTATACACAGGCGCCTTATACACAGGCGCCTTACCTAACCGCCTTATCTATATCGCATTAACCTTAACGCGAGGATATTTGGCGATTAACCTTAACGAGATATCATTTCAATGTTAAGGTTAAGGAACATGGTTAATGGACTACATTCGATATTAACGTTAACAAATCTTATTTGAATGTTAACTTTAACAAACATGGTTAACTTATACTGTTTCGGATTAACGTTAACGCCATTTAATCCTAAAGATAATTATATTAACCTTAACGCGGACCTTATGTTGAGATTTAACACAACTTGGCATTAACCTTAAGACGGCCTTAATGAATTTTACATGCCCACATTAGGGCTCGATTAACGCTGTTGAGACCGAAATTCTGTCGGCAAAAGTCCGCTGCAAGGCGTCCAGGAATCGGCGCAACTCATCTAACTTGTGAATAACTCATTTCTGACACTAAAATTAGTGAGTTTTTAAGTGATAGTTTGTGATTGGGCGCCGGAGAGTAAGCCCTTGTAATGCAGTAACTTTTCACCCTTAACTATATACTTTTATATATATATAATTTATTTATTTATTTTTTTAGGAATTTTATCATAAAGATAGGAATTTATGCGCCCCCACATATCCCGAAAATCCTATTAAAAACTCAATAGAAACTGATCAGATATAACACATAAAACATACATAAAACATGATATAGATGAAAACATAATAGATAGACACGTTTAACCTGATCTAACTTATGATCTAAATGAGAATTATATCATTTAATATATCACTTATATATCATATATCCCTATCACACCATTATAGACATTTCTTAGCATATTATAGCCCTATAACTATCCAACAACATATTAGCAGTGAGTTTTTAACCCCAAACGATCCACACACTCCCCATATTCCAGCGGGTGATTCTAGGAATTTTAAATAAATTGTATAACTGGCACTTATCCACATATAGGTTATCGTCAACATCATGTGGAATTTCAATCACATAACCGATGTTGCCAAGTCACTTTGCTAGTCCGAATCTGGAAAATGAAACTATATAACCCGAATTCGCCGGGCCTGCTTACCATCAATTTCGCTAGCAATTGTGGGCACTTGATATTTTCGTCCGAGGCCGTACACTGGTCCCGAACTGTGTGTTGCATTATTATTTCGGGCGGAGGTTAGTGGTAAAAAGCTCAATATTCTCAATGAAAGTCTTGTTCAGGTAAGGATTTTTTCCGAAACGTATAACAGGGCGCTGTTGCTAAAACCACACAAAAGCCCATATAGAGCCGGATTTGGGGCCAGATTCGCTCACTTAGAGGCTCTGTGATAGGATAATAGACGAATCAAAAGAAATCGGAGTTATTGATAGATGAACGATAAGAGAGAAAAAATTCCTTGGACGGCGACGGGTAGGAAAAAGCCGGCATCGAGCAAGCCGGCCGCAAACCCGTCTGATCCGAAATCCAACCGCTCACGTGCCCACACATCCGCCAGGATCGATCAAGGGCGTTGGCTGCAATCGTTCGTCATCGCCAAACGCCAGTCCAGCGAGAATGAGTTGCCTTGGTTCAATCCAGCGAGTGCAACGAGTCCTGTGCCCGAGAATGTGCCTGAATATAAGAAGGACCGGCGACCAAGTTTCAAGCCGAAGATCATGCGTAATTGGCTGATCCTTGCCCGAGTCCTGACACAGCAAGCAAAGCTACGGTCACGCCGGACAATGGAAATCATGGTGCATGATCTTGGCGCTAAGGGGGAATCTTTCACGATAGTCGAGTTCGGTAGACATCGTGGACAACGAGACGATTTCGCCAACGCCTGTAGAAATGTGGGCATTAATTGCGCCATGATCCCTAGGACCAACAAAGTCCGGCTTAGCTACAACCCTACAGGTTGGAGCAGTAAATCAGTGTGGAACGCTACAGCCGAAGCGATGGCCGAAACACTGGAGCAGCACAATCTTCGAGCAACTGTCGATTACAATAGGAATAGATGATGACCGTGCATAGAACCGTCGTAACGCAGATCGAGACTGCGCAAGCCTTCGTCAATCATCACAAACAATTAGACGAAATTGTCAGTGTTGATGATCGGATATACATAATCGCACAGGCCGGAGATGGTTACTCTGTCTATAGATTGCAGTTAGACAATGTGAATGGATATTACCTCCAAGGGCCGGCTAGCGTCATAAGCGAAACGTTCGGCGAGTAAGAGGTTATTAACCATCGGCGCATAGATCGGAAGATAGACGATTGACATGGAATAAGAGACGCTCTAGATTTATCAATAGATAAACGGAGTAAATTCTATGTCAATCGTCATCAGCGCAGTTGTTTTCCGCACTTCGTTCGGTTTCATTCTCGATCTTGTTACTTGCATCGGCCAAGAGATTGAGGTTTGGAACAAGGCGAACGGTTACGGTCGCAGCGCCAAGCGCTCGTGATATCAGCCTCAACGTCGTTTCCATAGGAGTTAGAGTTATGCGCAAACTTTCCTCAAGAGAACGCCGTGAAGCTCTTGTTTCGAGCTATTTTCTTTCGCGCGAACAGCGTTACAATTATGACTTCTTTTGGCACTTGAAAACGGCCGCGTAGTATAGAGAGAAGGGAGTGCTGGACAAAGCTAACGATCAAATCGAATACGCACGAGATGTCAGATTCAAAAATGGCAAGATGCTGCCAGGATAGGAGCTAATTTTGAATCAGTCATTAAATAAAAGAGAAACTGCAATCAGTGAGTTCGCCTCTCGATTGCAGTTTATGGGCGGCATAGACCAGACGATTTCAATAGAATTGGCTGAGTTTTATATCACTCATAAGCTCGCGCGATACCATCAAGACGAGAACAAGGTGAAACCTCTAAACAAGGGCTTCCTTAATCGATCTGTCATGCTCAAGGTCATTCGCAAGATGCGAAAGGCCAAGCGAGGTAGTGTAGGCAAATGATTATTCACAAGCAAAAGACGCGTAAAAAACGTGTTTGCAAGTTGAATAGAACTAAGAGTGATGATCAAGTAAGGGAGATAACCACATTCTTGCTCAAAAGCTTGATGGGTTACGGAAAGCCGTTCAATATAGAAGCTAAGATTGTCCGTAAAAGGCACACACGTTACGTCACAGCAACGGACATAGATCGTAAGGCGCACGTTACTGTCGTGTTTCAAGCTATGCATAAAACAGGCGTGAGACTCGACTATAGACCTGAGCAATCAGAAATAGACGAAATGAATGCCATTCTCGGTAAATAGACACAGGTTGACGGTGCACAGTGGCGCTGTATCGTCAAAGGTGCCTAGTATCGATCTCGACTAGGCTACAGCGGCGCCGCTGCCCGAACCGCAGAACCCCCGAGGCTCAGACGGTTACGGGCTTACGGTGCCGCTGTACTCGCGCCATTCACATAGGAAGTTGAAAGCACAGAATTATGGCGAGGTTTATTATTGTCCGCAACGGACACATCATTGGCAAAGTCAATGGGTCGGAAGATAAGGTTTCAGCTTACATCAAGAAAAAGCATAAAAACAAGGCAACGTATTACAAATTGGCGTATGTCGAGAACGACCAGAACGACAACCGCATGCCGTTTGTTAACTAAGAGCGGACGTTAGGTCTAATTGCTCTTGCAACTACCAATCCAATGAGCTATCTTAGTTTCATCAGAGAGGGAGTTGCACAAATGAGCCTGAATCTTACCCGTTATGAACTGTTCGTCTTCAATCAGAGGAACGGCGCTGCAAACGTCAAGTTGTTCGATACGCGCGGACAGGCGGTAGCTGAGGCACACAGACGTAATGACAGGAAAGCGACCAAGCCGGGACAGTTCAATTCTAAACTCTGGAAGGCGGTACCGTATGGCCCTAACCGCAACTGCCTCTGGCAGGTAGTCGAAGTCCGCTAATGCGGGCTTTTTCTTTAGGAGCAACAGCAATGTCATCAAAGATAGATTGGACGCACGAGAAGGCAACGTCAAACAGCAAAGCGCGAGACGTTCATTCTAGCGGATCATATATCTTTTATTCAAAGATATTCAAAAAGTTCTGCGTTAAATGGGCGAACGGCGAAGCTACCAATTTTAAAACCAGAGAAGCCGCAATTGAGGCTGTCGAATATCATTACCGATAGGTTGCCCACACTTGGATGATCGGTTAGGTTGGAATAAAGGTTAATCGGGAGAAGAGTATGACAAAATCGTCTGAGCAAGTGACGGGTAAAGCCCGTGGTCATATCTTCATATATCTGATGAAATTCGATGATCCAGATTTACCGGCTAATATAAAGCTAGAAGAAGGTAAGGTTTATTATTTGATAATAAACAAAGGGGGCGACTTGCAGGAATATTCGAGTCATCTCGACTATAAAGATGGCCTTAAAAGCTATCTAGAGGCTGTCGAAAAGAGGAAAGCTGGTACGTTATGACAGGAAATAAACCGAATTGGATGACGTGGAACAGGTCCGGTTGGAGTGGTAAGCTTTACCCTGTCATTCACTATTCTACTGAAAATCCTCAACGATCGTTGGAACAGAAAAAATATGTTATCACATCTTATGCGATCGATCCTATTCATCTAAAGGAATTTGAGGTAAAAGAACTTAGCTCTAAAGAGCAACTGCATCTAGTCACGTATTTGTCTGAAATCTATCCAGCGCCGAGAGATGAAGACAATGGCTAATGAGAAATTCAAAAACATCGATCTATATGCGCAGATCGCAAATGTGGGCAAGTATGCGCCTAATTTCGGGAAAGAAAATCTTTGCATATTATGTGATCATAAGCATTTTGTTAACATTGAGACCAGACGCATGTTATATAAAACATGCTTTGGATTAGGTTTTATATCTATTATTAATTTTATCGGTTTGTTTATCACAAATTTCAGCTTGATCAATGTTTTGCTTATAATTACAAGCTTGATATGTATATGTTTGGTTATTACTAAAATACAAATTCTCAATATCGTGATCGAAGGTTATCGCGTTATTCGAGACAACGAACCAATCCCAGAAGGAACTGTAACAGATGGCAATGCTGAGACCCGCTCAACTAGCAGAGAGCAATAAAGAAGACGGGCACCAGATGGCCGTTTTTGCGGAAATTGCCATTAGGATTAAAGAAAAGAGACTGCCCGCTTTTATGCGCTTTGCTTACGCTGTTCCTAATGGTGGGTTAAGAGGCGATACGAGAGAGACCGCTCTTAGGCGTGGAGCTAAATTGAAGGCAACAGGCGTTAAAGCCGGTGTCCCGGACATATGTGTGCCTATTCCGCAATTGAGCCATCATGGTTTATACATTGAATTAAAACGTCCTAAAACGGACAGTAACCGGCAAGGGAGAGAGAGCAAGGAACAAGAGGAATATAAAGAGTTTTTAATATCCGCTGGTTATAAGGTAGAGGTTTGCGTTGGATGGGAAGCCGCCATTGAGGCGATTGACAACTACTTAGGTAGACCATCCCGTTTTAAGGGAACTTCTTATGGGATATGGGAACCCGGCCTATAAATTTCTCTATCGAACCACTTGACATAAAAACAAGGACCGTCTAAGTTCCATTTGTCATCCGACGAATCAAGTGGAAGTTCAGATCCACTACAACATAGAGGTTTAGGTCAATGGCAAAGAGCGCCACTGTTAAAAAGCAAGAGTTTGAACCTTTGATCCCTGATTACATGAATCCGATTCTCAGCGCTATCGTTGCGCACTGGCACGTCGGAAAGACAAACGGCAAGCAGGCGTTTTCATGGCTCACTCAGGAAGCGACCGATGCGCTTTCGAAACCGGAAATGGTCTATGTTTCCGATCACGTTCGATCTGACGGATATCGGGCTGTAATGGCCACTCCCGAAGGCGTGGGCTACGCCGACGCGCACCTTGCTGATACCACGCCGGACAACAATATTGAGCACGCATTCGGCAACCCGGAAGATACGGACAAGGCAGCCGCGCCGGCTGCAAGCAATGGCAACAGCAACCGACGCTTAGCGCCGGCTGTAGGTTCTATCGAGATCGAGAAGGGCATCAAGCCGAAGAACCCGAGTCGGGCTCGCTCCCGCGAGTCAGCCTACCCGTTCGACAGAATGGAAATCGGCGACAGCTTCCATGTTCCCGTCACGGCGCAAAACGATGATCCGATCAAGAACCTGTCATCTTCTGTCTCGAATGCAAATCAGAAGTATTTCGAGCGGGAGAAGGACGAAAACGGTGACGAGATCATCGTCTCCACTCGCACGATGGAGCGGAAAGGGCAGAAATACGAAATCAACAAGTACAAGGGAATGCAGCTTCGACGCTTCTATGCCGAGAAGGTGGATGACAGCGATCCCTCTGGCCCCGGTGTCCGAGTGTTCCGAGTCGAGTTGACCAAGAAAGACCTGGCTGGCGTAAACAACGCCGATGATGCAGACGAAGAGGATGACGACGAGAACGGTGAAGGCGAAGAGTAAGTCATTTCACCCGTAATAATAGCTTGGAAGCCGGCCCTAACAGGCCGGCTTTTTCTTTCGTCGTAATCCGTTAACTATACCTATGGCATTTTCTGCCTAAAAGAGCGATACCGGGCCAAACGGAGTTGACATTATGAAGACATCAGCAATCGGTAAGGCGGCTCTTATCTCTCGCGAAGGCGTTAAAACCAGAGCCTATCGAGACAGCGTAGGTGTCTGGACAATCGGCGTAGGTCATACCGCTGGAGCCGGCGCGCCTATCCCCAAAGCCGGAATGAAAATTAGCTATGCCGAAGCTTTATCTTTGTTTGATAGGGATATCGTGAAATATGAAAATCCCGTTAACGAAGCGTTCCAAGGCATTGAACTGACGCAGCATCAGTTCGACGCTCTTGTTTCTATTTGTTACAACATTGGCGAAGGATGGTTTACTGGCCGGCGTAAGGGCGGCACTGCGTCATTTGTCAAAAGCATCAAGGTTCTGAATTTCAAAAAAGCTGCAATAAATATTATGAAATTCACGGAACCGAAAGAGATCACAACGAGACGTGAAGCAGAACGCGATCAATTCGTTACGCCATATGAGACAAGATTGCCAAAGGGGCGCAGTAACGATGCGTCAACCGTTAAGGTTAACGTTCCGATAACATTTGAACAGCGGACATCTATCAGCCCACCTGTGACTGAATCCGTATCAACGGCAATCTCCACAACGACATTTGCAGGCCAACTCGCTAAATTGTGGGCATGGGCCACGAATTACCGCAAGCCTAACGTCATCCGAGCCTATGAGCCGCCTCCCGGTTTTAAGGGAAATATGAATGTCTATAAGGTTCAAGTGGAGCTTAGAGCGAAAGGCTATACAGAAGTAGGTAAATTGGATGGGTTTAGAGGCGAAGATACGGACGGCGCCTTGCGTTCATTCATTCTCGATAATGGAGATGACTTAAACAAAACTCAAGGTTTATACAAATACGATTATACAACACTTAGCTATGTCGTCACGGGCAAACCTAAGAAAGTTGATCCGTCCAGGGCATTCGCGGACACGCGAGACGTTGCCCACAATGCTCCCGAGGTTATCGCTCCGGTCAACAGTCTCGTCAGGATCGGGCTGTCCGGCCTTGGTTTAGGTGGCCTAGTTGAAACGCTACAGAGCGTGAGGGACGCGGCCGACAGCGCCTCGCAGACCGCCGACGCGGCTCAGAGTGCCATCGCCCAAGCGAAGCCCGTCCTGGACGTGCTGGGGCCGTTTTTCGGCTTTATGGGGCGAAATCCCGGCCTGATTCTAGCCGGGTTTGGCCTATTCGCACTTATCATTGTAACACCGCAAGTCGGGCGAATTGTGCAAATGTTCAGAGACAAGCGCATCAATTAAGCGTGACAATGCGTGATGAACAATCTAGGTCCAGAACTACAATCGTTTCTGACAAATCTTGTGATTAGCTGGGGGACTCCCGGCATAATCATAGTGTTCCTATGGGATGAACGAAGACGACTACAGAACAAGATTGAGAAGCTAGAAACTCAACTAGCCGCCGAAATGAAACTCAGACTAGATCAAGCGTTGTCTGTTATGGGGACAATTAAAGATTATGAGAATACTTTCGAGAGCTTGCGCGATGATGTCAAGACTATGCTAAAGTCTAGAAGTCGGAGCCGAAACAATGATTGACTTTCTATTGCCGCTACGCAAAATCAATCCTTTTCACGGTGCAGACGCCAGCACTAGGCAACAAGAGATAGAAAGATATAGCAGAGCGAATGAGGAATTCGACAAGGAAATAAAAGAAAGAACAAATAGACTGAAACAGCACACAACAGAACTTGAAGATACTGTTAGACGTGCTATTGAAGACTTTAAGGAGTTTGAAGCGCGATGATTGATAAATTCAAGTTTGTCTGGCAGTACTATCTTTTTACTGTCATTTTTGCTCTTACAGTCGCGTTCTTTACCGGCTATGTTATGATTAAGAGCAGCGTTTATTTGTTGTTGCTAAACGGTCTGACCCTTGGCGTTATCGTGTCAATGGTGTTTACCTACGGTCTTTTCTTTTGGTTTACCCTAACAAGCAGAGACCCTTACACGCCGGAACGGCAATGGATTACGGCAAGTGGATTGCTATGGGCCGCTGTTATGTTTACCATATGGTATTCAGTAGAACACCGCTCACCTTACGGAAATGATCTAGTAGTCGACATAAAGTTACTTGCAAATAGATATCTGACAATCATTTCGGGTATTATGTTTATCTTCGCTCCCGATATGGGTAAGTCTCTTTTCTTTGGAGTGTATCGAAAGGTTTTGATTTTTAGCACTCTAGCGGGCTTGATATCAGCTATTGTTACAATCATAATTCAGATTGAACCGCTTATTTCTTTCTTCACAGGCTAGCTATGAGCGCGCTTGTTTCGTCGTTTTCGATGCGTCAGGAAGTCCGCTCTGTCTCAGAGAGCGGACTTCTCGCGCTTAAACGACAGTTCGCAATCGGATTGCTATATGATCCCGATAAGGCATATGACATAGCGAAGCGTTTATTCCCTGAGAATTTTTCAGATGCAATGATAGCAGCCGACTTCTGGCCAACTGATCCTATTGTGGAACAGTGCAAACAGGAACTGTTGGAAGAAAAAGGCGAGATGTATTTTCTGCCAACCAAAGGGCAGATTTTGCGCGAGGTTGTTACCGTCACTCGAAACGCTAACGCAGCAACAGAAAAGTTCCAAGGCTATGGTCTATATGCCAAGTTAATGGGCTGGAACAATGAAGGTGGGGGCGGTACGACTAACAATTTCTTTGGCGGTGATAACAAGGTCATGGAGATTGTTAGAGCGCCCACTGATGATGCGTGGAAGCAAATAGCTATTGAACAACAGACCGCTCTAGTCGAATCCGCAAGACGTGAATTCGATAATGATGAACAAGAAGAAAAACAAAAGATGCTTGATGAACAAGAATGGACCGTAAAGGTTAATCGCTCTTAATGCAGACGAGCAAACAATCGCAGAGAGTTGTTGTTTGGCGACCGCTTCCTGGCACGTCACAAGAAATAGCTCTGGACTCGCGCGCGCAACATACGCTTTACACAGGCGCGCGTGGTCCAGGTAAAACCGATACTCAGCTAATGAGATTTAGACGCAAGGTCGGTAAAGGTTACGGCTCATATTGGCGAGGCGTTATATTCGACAGGCAATATAAAAATCTAGACGACTTAGTTTCTAAATCTAAGCGATGGTTTTTACAATTCAATGATGGATGTAAGTTCTTAAGTTCGTCTAAAGATTACAAATGGATTTGGCCGACTGGCGAGGAGCTTCTGTTTCGCGTTGCCAAAGACATGATTGATTATTGGGATTATCACGGGCAAGAATTTCCTTTTATTGGCTTTAATGAGCTTACGAAATATCCTACCGGCGAAGTTTATGACGCAATGCGTTCGATTAATCGATCATCTTATGATCCGTTAAAGGATGGATGGGTAGGGGGAATTTTCGATAAAGAAAAAGGTTTAACGGTCGGTCCAAAGGGTGAACTGCCGGAACCTATGTTTCTCGAATTTTTCTCCACATGTAACCCATGGGGACCAGGGCATGCATGGGTCAAGCGAGACTTTATCGATGTTGCTCAGTATGGTGTGATTCACACTAAGGTTAAGAAAAACGTCTTAAACCCGAGAACGCAACAGAGAGAAGACATTCGTCTCACACAAGTTGCAATCTTCGGAACATATAAAGAAAACATTTATCTCGATCCCATTTACGTTGCTAACCTTGAAGGACAGAAAGACCCTAACAGACGTAAGGCATGGCTAGCCGGTGATTGGAATATCGTATCAGGCGGCGCGATTGATGATCTATGGAATTTGCGTATTCATAAAGTTCCAAGATTTGAAATTCCGTCTAATTGGTATGTTAACCGAGCTTTTGATTGGGGATCAACTAAGCCTTATGCTTGCATATGGTTTGCCGAAAGCAATGGTGAAGAAATCACATGGAACGGTTTAACTAAGTCATTTCCTGCTGGCAGTATCATCGTAATTGGCGAGTTATACGGTGCAGATGAAACGGGCACAAATGTGGGCAGGCGCGAATCAGCAAGAAAAGTTGCTCAAGACATTATTAAATATGAAAAGAAATTAAAGGGATTTGATGGAATAACTAGAAAATGGGTTCATGCACCTTTTTATCCCGGCCCTGCCGATAATCAGATATCAAACGTTATTGACACAGGTGAAGAGACTATTGAAACAAAAATGGCCGATGTAGGTTGTGAATGGGAAAAGAGCAACAAATCAAAGGGCTCTAGAGAAATAGGGCTGCAACTTCTAAGAGACAGACTAGAAGCGTCTCTAAATAAAGAAGGGGCGGGCTTCTATGTTATGGAGCATTGCACTTTAACGCTTGCTTTATTGCCCACACTTCCGCGCGATGAAGACAACCCGGATGATATTGACACTACATCCGAAGACCATATTTGGGATGCGATTCGCTATAGATTGCTTGCCGGCGTGCGTAAGCTTGCAATCGGAACCGATAAACTAGATGTAGAGATGGGATGACTGCTATGGCCGGTGTCGATCATGTTCGTAAAGAGCTAGCCGATATGCTTCCGGTCTATGAAAAGATCGATGATTTTTGCGAAGGTGAAAGATCAGTCAAGGCTAAAGGTGCGCGTTATCTGCCTATTCCGAATATGGAAATAGAAGATGACGCAAACTCTGCACGCAATAAAAGATATGAAAATTATCTGAGGCGTGCTAAATATATCAACTTTTGTGGCAAGACTTTGGAAGGACTGCTAGGATTAGTCTTTGAAAAAGATCCTCAAATAAAAGTTCCGTCCATTCTTGAGGTTGTTACGAAGAACGCCAATGGATCAGGCGTGAGCTTGTCACAGACTGCCAAAAATTCGATTGCTCTTGTCATCAAGCACGGCCGCGCCGGCATGCTGTGCGATTATCCCGACACTAACGGGAAAGACGTAACGCGGGCTGATATCGAAAAAGGCGATATCCAACCTGTTATTCTTAATTATCAGGCAAGAGATATCATCAATTGGGATGAACAGAGCAAGGGTGCAAAAGTTTACCTCACTCTTGTTGTTCTTAAAGAAATCGCAACCATTCGTTTGCCGGGAGATTTTGAAGCCAAGCGGTTCGACCAATGGAGAGTGTTGGAGCTTGTTGATCCCGATACGCGCGAGCCTACGCAGAAACTGTCGGAAAACGCGATCTATCGTCAAACGATTTGGCGTAAGAATGAACCGGGATCAGCACAGTCACCTGTTAAAGATGATAGGACTTATATTGCTGGCCGACTGGATAATTCTAGCGCTGGCAACTATCCTTTCTCTAAACTGATCTTTTTTCCTAGAGACAATCAGGGAAAAAATCTAACTGAAATCCCATTTACCTTTATCGGAGCCGAGAACAACAGTTCATCTGTTGATAAGCCTCCTATTGAGCAGCTTGTCGATACAAACGAAGGTCATTACATCAATTCAGCGGAGCATGAAGACGTTTGCTATATCGTCGGACAACCGACACCTTTCATTACCGGTCTGGATAAAGAATGGATCAAAGACCAACTTAAAGGTAAGGTTTATCTTGGCTCGCGCAAGGCTGTCTTACTTCCTACCAATGCGACAATGAATATTGTGCAGGTGAAAGGAACGACCCTTGCCTTTGAGGCAATGAAACATAAAGAAGAACAGATGCGCAATCTTGGCGCTAAGTTTATCGAAGTCAGAAAAGGACCAGCTAAGACTGCAACAGAAGCTGGATCGGATTTGATTGCAGAGAATTCAACACTAGGCTCTATCGCTGATAATGTTGAAAAAGCAATTGTCTTTTGCCTTGAATGGGCAGCTATTTTTGCAGGCGCACAGACACAGGACGGTGACGCAACAGATTCGTCTATCAAATTCGTGCTTAACAAGAAATTCGATCGTATCTTTTCGTCAAGTGCAGATCGAGCGCAACTTGTTAGTGAGTACCAAGCTGATCTTGTCACATTTGAAGAAGCGCGTGAGAACTTGCGTAATTCCGGCCTTAAACTAGGCGACGACGTTTTGGCTAAGAACGTCATTAAAAGCGAAACAGAAGCTGATATTGATATCGAGACAAAAAGGTTGAAAGCCCAAGCTCAAGCGACCGGTAAAATAGGCGGTGAAACGTCTAAATCAAATTCTAAGGTTGACGTTAATGCCTAATATTTATGACGC